TGTTACCACCCGTAGCACAAACGAACCAACTAGCTTGGATTTCGAAAATGTTTGGATTTTGGTCTGGTTCTTTAAGATACAAAATAGTGTTTCCTAACACTGACAGTGATGTGTATGTAGCTTATGTGCCTCAAGAAAATATGTATTTTAGAATACATTCTGGAGTTTCAGTGCAAGATGTGCACGCGTTGATGGCCTATGCAGGCGATGTAGCAGTGACTCATTTGCAAGGAAGTATTGAAGTTACAGTACCTTTTAGTTCACCATACAATCAGTGTATGACAAGTATCAGAGGTGGACATTATGATGCAAGAAATCAGAATGGAACTCTTTTCATTTACGTTAGAAACAAGTTGCAGTCTGTGCAGCCCTTTATACCTGCTTTATCAGTGTTTATTTCTGCGGGTTCTGATTTCAAACTGAACTGGATGTTGTCTCCACCTAATGTGTATGATGGAAACATTGACTTTGACTGTAATGAGACTAAATTTGAATATCTTCAATCTGAATCTCACAAGAAAATGACTAACTATGGCATGAATGTAAGAACACCTTCAAATGCTGGTTGGGATAACGTTAACAAAATTACCGTAATGGGATTTTGTGAGGGAGAACCAACTACGCAAGGCTTGGGAGATTATTTCACAATGCCATTCACATTAATGAGAAATGTGAACCAAGCAGCCATTAGTTTGCCTGCTCAAGTTGAACAGTTTAACAAAAGTGTTGAAGAAGCTAAAGATGCTATTGAAAGTGCATCAAAAGCGACGTCTGATTTTTCAGATAAGGCAAAGAACTACCTGGAATTGGCAGCTTCTACCTTATTGGCTGGAAATGTTGTAAGATCTTTTGTAAAAGTGTGTAAAGAAGCGACAGCTGGAAATTTTGTCGATTTGGCATTAAGTGTTGCTTCTCTTTTAGGTTTCAATATCAGAAGACAAATAATTGAAACAATTAATGCTCTCTTAAACTATTTTTCGAAAGAAAAAGAGCAAGCCCAGGCACAAGCAATGAATGGGGCAATACTTAATGTTGTTGAAGACAATGAAGGTCTGATTACAAAGAGTGTTGCGGTTTTAGGGACGGTAATTTATGCCTATGTTTTTGATTGTTTGCCTGACTTTGGAAAATTAAAAGATTGGTTGAAAAACTTTCTTATTTCTGAGCCAGTTGCACAAGGTTTTGACTTAAGGGGAGCTCATTTTGGCTTTCTTGGAATGAACGCATTGGCTAAAGTTTTTGATAACTTAGTTCATTATGCTAAGAAGTTTGTTGATTGGGTTTTGGAAAGAGACTCTCCTGAGACTCTTTTGGCCAGAAAAGCTGAAAAGATACGTGACAAAGTTTTACATCTGATTGGACGATTGGATGCATTGGATAATGAAATGGAAATTGTAAGAGCACTTCAAGATCCTTTGTGCCATAACAGATTTTACCAACTGATGGAAGATTGTATGGAACTCACGGAGACCTATCTGAAAGAGGGTATGGATGTACGTGTGGGCCAACTTCTTACTGAATGTAGAACTAGGGCAAGAAAACTCTTGACTAGACTTGAAAGGGAAAATCCTACTCATGGTTGGCGTTATGATCCTTTTGTTGTTTGTTTGCATGGTGAAACTGGAACTGGTAAAACAGCTCTAATGCGTGAAGTGTCTGATGTTATTGGACACAAGTTGCAAGTGTCAAAGTACAACAGAGTTTTTAACAAAACTATCAATGATGACTTTTGGTCTGGATATAATGGACAACCTATTGTTCATTGGGATGAGTTTGGTCAAAATGCTCAGAAGGATGCAACAGTAGCCGAGTTCATTGAGCTTAGGGGAAATGATCCACATAAGCTGAACATGGCTGCTCTTGAGGAGAAAGGTAAGTACTTCACTTCTCAAGCTATCATAATGACAACAAATGTTCCATATCACACCTTTGGAACTGTTATTCGTGATAAGGATGCATACCTTCGAAGAAGACATTTGATGATTCAAATGAAACATAAACCTGGTTTTAATGCCAATGTTTTGCAAGGACAAGAAGGTTTTGACAAAACTTTCAACCATTGTGAATTTTATTTCACAGGAAATATGGACCGTCAAGATAGAGATGGACCTTACACCAAGGAAGAAGTCATGGAAAGAATTGATGAGGAAATTGAAATTTGGGACATTAAACAAAGAGTTATGTATGAAGAATACATTAGCTCTCGTGGACTTGGACATCTCCCTAGAGGAGTAATTCTTGAACTGGAAGGAGTGAACTTGGAAGAAGAAAATGAGACAATTGTCTTGCCTGAAGCAACTGAGCCTCTTGCTCCCCCTGTGGAAATTACTGGTTCAAATGGGGTTACTTATAGAGTTGCAGCAATTGAAAAGCAAAACCCTCAAAACATGTG